GAGCTTCGTGATTTTGAAACCCTAATTGGTCGTCTTGAGGGTTCCAAGATGAAGCAAGCTGGCCAAGCAAACCGCGCTCGTCAACGTGACGTGATGGCTGGTGGTCTTGCCAGCACGATGGCCAACTTCTGATTTTGTTATCTGCCGGTGGCCTGGTCGATGCTGCCGGCATTTGATTATTTATTTTGCGTAAGGGTGGATGAGAGGAATCACTATTGTTGCGGGAGTTCCCGTTGGCCCCGCCAACCCGAATGCACTGCCTGCTGAGTTGAGAAATCCTCAACCCGTCCAGGTCACCACGCGTTCACCAGCACAGACCTCAGTTGCACCAGCACAAGTTGAGCTACAGCCTGAAAACGCAGAAGGTTTACCTACAGCATCTCCTGCCAAACCTGTTGATTACGAAGCTGCGTATGAATCAATTGGTGTTGAACCTTCTGATGACGTAAAGCAACAAGTTGCTAATGAGATGTTTGGCCGCGAGTTTGGCGGTGGCATGTCTCAAAATGAGCTTCGTGATTTTGAGACTCTTATTGGACGTCTTGAGTCTTCCAAGATGAAACAAGCGGGTCAAGGCAATCGCGCACGCCAAAGGGAAACGTTTGCAAAAGGCCTGGCAAATATGATGAAGAACTTCTGATATGCCAAAAGAATCCCCTGGGGCCACAGAAGGACAAGAGCTTCGGCGTTATCAACAAGCCGCTGATATCGCCTATAAGTACGCAAAGCAGAAATATAACGATAGAATCAATAAAGATACGTCTGAACAAGACGATCAAGCCTTTGGGCCTGATCGGAAAGAACAACAGGATTGACCATGGAAGATGAAGATCTGATCTGGGGAAACGTCGAGAATCCGGATCCGTATGATTTATTGTTTGACGAAGATAAAGCTCGCAAAGCTGCATCTGCCGTCAAGATCTTCCAAGATGTTTCCGTTGGGTCTACCAAGGAAAAGATGAAAGAAGAAGGCACACAACAACGTGAAACCATTGGTAAGTCCGGACAGGAACAACGTGAAACAGCAGCCCAAGCCCAGCGTTTCGCACAAGAAGACGAAGCCCGCGACTACGGTCAAGCCCAACGAGCTTATCGATATTGAGGTCTTTGACCAGTGGGTCGAAAATCTTGATGCGCCAACCGAAGAATCATTCACTGGTTTTTGCTCGGAAAATTACTCCATAATTGAGTGTTATTTATATGCTCGATTCCTTGGTTATAAAGGAAGTATTACTGGATGTGATCATTGGGTTCAAAAGAATTATCCCAAGCCAGATCATCGTGCGGTTCTATTGAATGAAATAGAAGAAATGCAGGAAGATATTCGTAAGTTACGTGCAGATGTTGATGACGGTCTTGTGAAACGCGATGCTGGCGTTGCGCGTATTGCAGGAATGCAAAAAGAACTCCGAGGGACTATTGCGCAAGTAGAGCTTAGTACCGCCAATAAAGATAGAAAAGGCTTGTTGATGGCTGGAGCAGATCGTGCAATTCGAGAACTCCTTACTATTTTCAAGGATGATCCAATTGAGTATCCTTTGGAAGAAGCATCGATGAGCGTTTGGGCTCATATGCAACTAGAAGAGTAGTTCAATTAAACTAATAAAATGAACCCAACTGAACCACAACCTCAGTACGGAGAAAATATTGCCGGAAGGCTTTTTGGTGTTGCACGTCAACTCCAGAAAAACCGTGAACGCATTACAGGGTTCACCAGGCCATCTCCCGTTGTTGACAAGGTTGCAGAAGGGCAACAGGTCATGTCTGCTTTATTAGCAAATAAAAAGAATGAGCAAGAACAAAATGCCGCCAGAACTCCTGGAGCACTTCAAGAAAAAAGAGGCCAAGAACAAGGACGGCAGCGAAATGTCCGACAAGGAGAAGCGGAAAGCCGCCTTGGATAAGGCTCGCAAGTACAAGGAACAGAAGAAGAAGAACAACAAAGACGAAGAATGAGGTAGTATTCAGTAATACACTGAACAATACCCATCGTGCCTGCATATCAACATCTTGCGTATCGTCGTAATGCCCAAGCTGCTGCCCGCAGGCAACAAATACGTGTCCCCCGAAATCTTGAATCCCTGGAAAGAGCAAGGGAAGATTTTGGTTTTTTCTGTGGCTATGTAGCCGATAAGCCGCCGGCTGAGCACCACAAGGAATGGCACCGTCACTTTGTTACAAACGAAGATAGTAGCTGTCTTAAAAAAATTTCAGGACCTAACGTCGATCTTTTGGCTCCACGGGGTTCCGCTAAGTCCACAGTCCTTGGTCTCTTTACCGCTTGGGCTATTGGTGTACATACGGCAGCTAAGATGCCGCTGCAGATCCTTTATCTTTCGTACACGGTTGATATCGCACGTTCTAAATCAGCAACCATTAAGCGCATTATTGAAAGCAAGCGGTACCAAGAAGTTTTCCCTACTGTACGTCTTTTGAAGAACGTCACCAGTAACGAATACTGGTCGATTGACCATAAGTTTGCAGGTATCGATACCACAGGTGAAGAACAGTTCACACTTTGTGCTGCAGGCCTTAAGGGCTCAGTGACCTCCAAGCGTTCACATCTAGTCATCATTGATGACGCCATTAAATCTGCTGCAGATATCTCTAACCCTGACATCCGAAAACAGATGCAGGACAACTGGAATGCAGTGATTGCACCAACCATGTTTGAAGGGGGGCGTGCAATTTGTTTAGGTACTCGCTTCCGGCACGACGATATTCACGCAACAACCTTCAATACACAAAACAACTGGTTACAGATCGTGTTATCTGCGATCCTCAATGATCCCAAGACGGGAGATGAAGTTTCATACTGGCCAGACATGTGGTCTCTTGAATACTTAAAGGAAAAGAAAAGGCAGGCACCGATTGCTTTTTCTTTTCAGTACATGAATCAGGTCGTCAGGCAAAATGAATTGTCACTGGCGCCAGAACTGATTGTCAAGGCGGAGATTGCTACGGAATTTGATTCACTTGGTATTGGGGTTGACCTTTCCGTTGGTACTAAAGAGAAAAACGATTACACAGTGATGGTATTGGGTGGCCGCATTGGTGATCAGATTCATATCATTGATTATCGTCGTCTACGCGTCATGGGCAACCTTGAAAAGCTAGATGCGCTTAAAGAACTTCTTAATGATTGGTCCATTCTTGGTAAAGATGAAAACGGCAATTATTTCCCGACCTACTCGACGTGTGATATCTGGAGTGAAGCTGTTGCGTACCAGGCATCACTGGAAGCTGACTTCAAACGCATCTGCCTTAACAACGAAAGCCTATACAATTTGAATTGGCATGCCGTTAAAGGATTCCGAGCAGATAAGCTGGCCCGTTTTCGTGGATGCATGGGCATGTTTGAAGATCGCAAAATTATTTTCAATCGCTTCCGCAACTTCACGGCCATGTTTGAAGAACTCACCAACTTTGGTGTCAGTAGTCACGACGATTGCGTCGACGCGCTCGTGTATTTATTGACCGGATTAATGCGCCGGGGACAGCTCCAGCTTGATTACTAAACTTTAGAATTAGAAAAAAGCAAAATTTTGTGGTGGGACCTGAATACGTAGCCATCGGCTTGACCGCCGTTATATCAGCAATTACAGGCGGAGGCTGGGCAGCCTCTAAGATCTTGAGCAGACACAGCGATCAAGTACAACAAGCCTTTAATTACATCGGCTCCCAAAAAAGAAGGATTGATCTCTTGGAAGAAGACCTTAAGCGCCTGCCACTTGAATATGTTTTGAAGGTCGATTTTTTAAGAGAAATTCAAGATATGCGTGACAATTTTCGCGAAATCAATAATAAGCTTGATAAACTGATCGAGACGATGCTTTCGAGTAAATGAGCTACATCCTTGAGGTCCAGGAGGACGAGAACGGTGATCAATACATTGTCCTCCCCGACGAGGTGATTGAAGACCTTGGCTGGCAAGAGGGCGATGTTCTCAACTGGGATGTTCGCAGCAACGGCATCGTTATTAGCAAAGTGAATGACGCTGCTGGCTACGAGGTTATAGAAGAGTAAAATAAAAGGATTGACAGATAGTTAGATGCTTATTTACGGTGGTATACAACAAGGCGGCAACCTGGGCCAAGTTGCAGGCGGTAATTTCATGGGTGACGCGGGCAGCGCCATTAATCCAGAAACCTTTAAAAAAGAATCAAAGCAGCAGAAGATTTACAACAAAGGAATGGGGACAGATAATCCTAACGAGCGAGAGATTTTTTTGCGTCGTACAGGACCCCAGTTGCCCATGGCTGGGATTGGTAATATTGGCAATGTTGGCGGACTGATGGCACAGTCTTATCCCATGTATGGAGACACAATCAACATGGGACCTGCCGAAGGAGATTACTCA